CCACACACAGTCGCTTGAGGATCGAAACGCAAAGGCTCTTCTCGAAGCGATTGAGCGTAATGCAACTGCAGGAGTCCTTTCAACCGCGCAGAACGGCCAGGCCGGCATTGCCGCAACCAACCGCAACGCTGATGTTTTGCGTACTGACGGAGCATCATACGCCGTAAGCGGAATGAACACAACGAACGACATCGGTCACTATCTGAGAGACGCGATTGAACGTAATGCAACTGCAGGAGTGCTAGCAACAGCACAGAACGGTCAGGCGGGTATTGCAGCAACTGATCGCAATGCCGACATTCTCCGCACCGATGGTGCGTCTCATGCCTTCAACGGTATGTTTGCAAACCAGAACATGACGGGGACTTTGCGAGATGCCATTGAACGCAACGCAACTGCCGGAGTGTTGGCAACATCTCAGAATGGACAGGCTGGGCGAGACGCATCAAATCGTAACGCCGATATACTTAGGACTGATATTGCCACAAATGGAGTTGCAGGTGTCTATACGACCAACAACGTCGGCAACTCACTTCGTGATGCAGTAGACCGTAACACCGACAACTTGATGGGAGCTGTCGTATCTAACGGCCAAGCCGGTCTTGTAAGTACCGAGCGCAACGGAGCAAACAACCTTGCCACCACGGAACGTACTGCGGCTTTCAATGCTCTTCAAGCCGAGAGGATTGGTGGAGATCTGCGAACTCTAATGGAGCACCAGGGAACCGCAAGTGTTCAGAACTTTAAAGAGGTTGACATTAAAGTGATTGGTGCTAAGGGAGAGCTTGAGAAGACCATGTTCCAGAACAAAATTGACGATCTGCGTCACCAGGACGGCCATCATCACGGCCATCACCGTGATATGCATGATATGAGACATGGCTTTCAGGAGCATGCTCATCATGCGAGCCGCGACCTGTGGAACACCGAGCGACATATTGAACGTCAAGCAGATCACAATTTTAATCGAACGCAGGGAGACATCTTTCGCTCTGAAAACACTCTCGGTCGTCAAGCTGGCGACTATTTTGCAAAGAGCCAGGTGGATCTATTAAAGGTTGAGAACAGCATTGGTCGGCAGGCCGGCGACTACTTTGCCAAGAGCCAGGTAGATCTCCTTAAAGTTGAGAACAGCCTTGGTCGTCAGGCCGGTGACTACTTTGCCAAGAGCCAAACCGATATGCTTAAAGTTGAGAACAGCCTGGGACGTCAGGCGGGTGATTACTTTAGCAAGACACAGATGGATATCCAGCGTTCAGAGCATGTTCTTGGCAAACACGTTGGCGAAAGTACATCGATGGTTCGTCTCGACATCGCCAAACTAGAGATGGCTCTAAGCAAGCAGGCTGACGCGCACACTTCTTCGATTCTTCTCGGAGCTGCGAAGGATAAACAGAAGGTGCTTTCACAGCTTGAGGAGTGCTGTTGCGAGATTAAAGGCAAAATTGTGGAGACATCTTTGGAGGCAGCTCGCGGAGAAGCACAGAGTCTGAAAACCGAAAACTTGATGCTAAAGACCTTCAATTTAAACGGGGGAGGTCGGGGAGGCCGGGATCGGGATTAGAGCCACCGTTGTATCCATCTCCCCAAGTTGAGTGTAATATTTCTGATCTAATCAATGTTGCATATCAACAGTATAGACCATTGCGCTGTGTCCATGCATCGAGCAATATTATAAACGTTACAAATGTAACAAACACAAGCTCAAACATCTACGATTTTTACAACTATTATAACAGCAGTAATGTTGTTTTTACAAGTAATATTTATGACGTGTACAATCAGTTTGTAAGTAGTAATATTTATGACACGTACAACACGTATAACAGTAGTAATATAAATGAAATAATTTCGAGCAATGTGCCGATTATTATGAATGATTACGACTATATAACCAGTAATATTAATCAGATAATAACAGGTAATATTTCAAACGCAAATACCAATACAAATGCAAACACTTTTTCAAACGCCGCACCTGTTACAGTCACACCAGTAGTACCTGCAGCAACACCTGTACCAGTAACACCCCTGTTAGTTATTACACCTAATTTTGGAAGTAATAACACCCCACTAGTTACTATACAATCACCAAAAACACCTAAAACTGAATAAACAGTTCTCTGGCGATGATATGTGTTTGCAATGAAAGCACATTGACATTTTTTTAAGTTTTGCATATAAAACAGCAAAATAGGTAATCAAATTGTAAAAAAATGAACACCGGTAAATATTAACCCCTACCCTTCAATCAACCACCGACAACAATTGCAAATGGCTGCCACCACCATCCCGACCGTGCTCGTCGAGAAGCTCGCCGGTGCACTTAACGACTGCTCTCACATGAGCACGGAGTTCGCCGACCTGTACCACACGATGCGGGCCATGTTCGCCCCCGAGGATGCGCATCTGCTCGACTACACCAAGAGCTGCATCGAGGGCAGCTCGGGACTCGCCATCACGAAGGAGGAGCTCGATGATGATCTCGATGCCTACTGGGCAGCAAAGGAGACTATTCCCGAGCCGCCTCCGACCGACCTCGTCTCCATCAGCTTCGTCGAGAGCTACCTGCGGCACCTGAAGCAAATTGGTGTGATCCAGTTCGCCCAGAGCCCGCAGCAGCTGCTCGCACCGCTGCGCATCAACTTCAAGTAAACATCCGAAAGCCCAAAAAATAAAACTGATCCGTAGAACAATTCAAATTAAAATTCAAATTCAAAACAACTACCTTTTAGCCATGATACTGTTAAACTTATCTTTCTCTTCAAACTGTGTCTCATGGGTGGTTTCTGCCAACATCCCATTTGCCCACACAGCGAACGTCCGAGATTTGTAGCCATCGTTCTCTAAACAAAAGTGGTAAAACGTGAACGATCTCGTGTCTTCCACCATTTTGAACCGACTTGACCCACCGGCAAGTATGAAAACCTTGTCGTAAATGGGCTCGGTTCTCTCATCAGTAACGTACTGTTTGTCAACCAACACCCGGTGACAGCCAGTGACGACAAGGTCATCCGTCATTTTGCCTTGCTTCGGAAGCGTGTACATGCAGCTTTCGTAGCGGAAGGGGTTGTTCACAAACGTCCCGCTCCCAATAAGCATGATCTTGCGATAGCCCTCGATATATGTCTTTACAAAATCTCCTGGGCGCAGGTTCTCGACGGCAACATACTCGTCCTCAAACTCCTTGTTGAGGCACAGAATTTTTGTGCCAGCGTTGAAACAAGCCGGGTCAACTGCGAAAGGAGTGTCTGCAGATGCCACAGTATCAATGTATGTCGATGTCTGACTCGAGACACTTTCGAAATAAGGAGTTGCAAAAACCGTCTTCAGCAACACTTCCGTCGTTGCCAACACCGAAAGGGGAGCTGTTGGAACCGTGAATGAGGCGCCCGTGTACACAAGCGAGTGGGACACCCGAAAGTTTGACACATAGCCGTTGAAATAGAGTTTGTCGCCGATGCTATAGCCGGTCTCTCCGAGCGTGTTTTGCCCCGTAAGTTGAATCGAGCAGGGATTTATCGACCCCCCATATGTGTTTGGTTTCGAAACTCCGTCTACATACAGTGTGTAAAAGTCTGATTCATCCCTTGTGACAGCAAGATGTGTCCAAACCGCAGAGTTTATCGGGAACACACCGACGTCAGTCTTGATGATCTCAACCTCATTGAAAATTTGGAGCTCAATTGTACCATCTTGAAGGATTACGATCGTCAAGCTGTGTGTCGAACCATTCGGGAACGGACCCGCAAACAATACTGTATATGTACACAAATTGGATGGGTTCACCATCTTCAACCATGCCTCAACCGTGAAAGTGGAGCCTGATGTTGTGACCAAAAAAGTGTCGGGACATGTGACAAAGCAGGGGTTTTCAAAGTTACGGGATCCATTGAAGACAAGTGACCCGTTTGCCATTCCCTTGCCTTACACCTTACAAATATAATCAATAATAATTTCACGCAATACAACCAACTAGCGCCACGGGTAGTTCGGGTACATGATGTCAAACTCGTAATCAGACATTTGGGGAGCGCCCGGCGCATCCACGTTTCGGTACTCGTCGTTGAGCGAGTCCATTTGCGCCATGTAGTATTCGCGATCCATTCGGTACTTTTTGTCAAACATCCGTATCTCCAGGCCAACGTTTGCAAACATGGTGTTGGGACCAATGATCGACCTGTTATCATTGTCAATGATGCGGACACCCGCCCCCAGGTTGTGGTGGATCTTGTTGAACACGATGTTTACACCTACCTTATTATAAATGTAAATACCTGCCTCGGAGCAGTCAGAGATGTCGCAGTTCAATACAGACACGTAGCAATCTGCTAAGTGGACCCCAAATATGAACTGCTTGATCTCGCACCCGAGGATTCGTACCTTGCTATTCTCACCGACGTTGATACCACGCTGACCGCACCCACCTACTCCAACAATTTTGCAGTTGATAAACTTTATGGAGTTTCGCCAATCAGGTGTCTTTCCGCTCGTGGTGGCATTATTGTCATACACCGTGATGCCGTTGTGACTTATGATGGTCATCCCATAAATTAACACATTGTAGGGGCCATTGATGTAGACACCACAGCTATAGTCCCTCCCATCCCCCGTAATATCGATAACAGCTCCTGCCTCGCAAAAGATGTTGACGTGTTTTTTAATGACGACAGTTTTTGGAAGGTGGACACCAGATAGAAGCAAGATATGGGAGTGGTCGCGCGGATCATTGTCAATTGCAGCGCTAATATCTTCTCCAGGTCGAACCTCGATGAGCTTCCCCATTATATGTTTTAACAATAACAGTTTCAAAACAAAAAGACTCATTTTTTCAAATTTACACAATAACACACATAACACCCACCGCCACGACACTTAACTATTGTCGGGCTTATCATATACGCGTTTGACACAAAGTTTTCGTACGCTTCTAACAATCGCATAGCTGGCCATGAAACTGACACCCTGCAAAGCAACCCGGCGAAGCAAGCACGGTGCACACATATGTCCGAACGAGACGTGCGATCCACGAGGATGGGTCAGTTTGATCAAGTGGCGACGCGGCCACGGACACGCAGATCCGGCGATGACAACAGACATTGTTGTGCTTTAAAGAAAAAAGAAAGACTGACTCATTTTTTTAAGTCAATGATTTTCACACCAGCCTCTTCAAACATCTCACTCGCGATTGTGTGGCTCTCGCCCCATCGGGGACAGTCGAGGGATGGTGGCGGAGTCACGATGCTTTGTACACCACACTGGATTAGCGATTTTGCACAGTCACAGCACGGAAAGAACGTCACAACAGCGATAGAGTTCATGAGCGGTGTACCATGTCGAGCCGCATTGCATATCGCATTGGCCTCTGCGTGACACACATACATGTACTTTGTGGGGCGCTCCCAACGCGCCATTACACTCTCATTGATCTTTCGTGGCATACCGTTAAACCCCATGCTCAAAATCTGGAAGGACTCTGGTGCCAAGAGAATCGCGCCGACCTTTGTGTTTGGGTCTTTTGAAAACAGGTTGGCCTGAAATTTTGCGAGCTCCATAAATTTAAAGGCTTTCTCAGCAGAGATTGCCATGCAGCGCTTTTTTGTAAAAAAGCGCTGCTTTTATAAAAAACACATAAAACCCTTAAGTTACAAATATCACTAAGAAAGTACCTCTCTACAGACCATTCCGTAAGCAGGGTCAAACGGCCGCATGCCTTGAAGTGGGACGATATTGTTGTTACCCGGGCGGAGGCTGCCTACTGAGTATACCGCATTTGGCGGTGGGTTGGCACTCTTGATTGTCTCAGTCAAGAGTGTGTTCGCATCAGGAGCAACCATTACCGGAGCCCAGTCGGCCGATGGGACTGCAGGGGTGCCTGTGTACAAGCCGGCATTGGGCCTTGGAAAAAGCGGTTGTGATGGCTGAGACCAATCAATCGGCGCAAAGTCGAGCATCGTTGTGTCTGTCTGCCTCTCTACAATTGGATCTACAAATAAAAATACAATAGCACATACAGAACGACAAACAATAGTACTATCTTTAGTAAGAATGAGTACGGTTCGATGAATGGTCGAACCATGGACGGTGCATTGGTCATCACAAAGGTCATGAAAGCCTCGCTGAAGATGACCGCGGCAAGAACGGCAGCACATGCAGCCCACTTCAGGTACTCGATGTTAATCAGCTTCGACCGCTTAGTACCACTTGAACCACTCGAACCATTTGAAGCCGTCGCCGCTTTGGAGCCAATGTGAGGGTGGTGAGGAACATTGTGCACTGGAATATGCACAGGCTGCATAATGTACGGCTGAGGCTGTTGAGGTTGATGAGCTGCAGTGTGTTGCTGGGACTGCTCCGCACGAATCTTGCTTTCAACGTCTTTTAGAATGTCATTGAGGAGCGGGTCATCCTCGTCTCCACCACTGCCTCCTTGCGACGGTGCAGCGACGGGCGGAAGATTCGAGATGGGCGTGCTCATTGCCATAATACACAGAATTTAGAGAATTAAATTCCCATTTGGAGCGCGATATTTTGTCAAAAACATATTCAAATGTAGGAGTATAAGTGATATATCGATGGAGCAAACGACCACACAGGGTCTAGTTTTTGAAACAGGAGAAGGGCGATATGGGATTGCCACATTCAAGCTTCATAGCGAAGACGGGCCGTGTATATCAGCAAACCTATCAGAAGGGACTCTTCGGATTGAGAACATATTCAAGTGCTCTTCAACCCCTGGGTCCGCTCGGCGCAGCATTTTCAGACTCGTCAAATATGTGAAAAATGAGGGGTACCCAGTCAACTTTATCGAACTGACCGATATTGCAACCGTTGACAACGTGTACCTATCCGATATAGAGTTGTTGAAAACTGGTCACTCATTCTATGGCAAGATGGGGCTCACTGTTGCTGGGGGTACATACCAAGATAATTACAACGAAAATATCGCCAAAATGTCATCCCTTGTCATGAGCTCCGACATCAAAACTGTGTTAGCGAAGATCTTCAAAAAGAACCACTCGATTGTCAACCGTATATACACGGCCAGATCTGATATGCTTGTCGGCACACTAATGAGAGAGCTGTTTGCGACATCAGAGGTGCCGAAAACCGTCATACAAAAACTCATCGACGCCCTTGGGCTTGCATCAATGGTACATGCCACCTATTTTATGATAGTTGAGTGAAACATGATAAAATTATGAGTGAAACACAGTAGCGGAAAAGACCCCGGTGAGGCCGCTCGCTTGGAAATCGAGCACATCTTTGATCAGTTGCTCGGGCTTCTCGAACCGTGACACGGGCTTCGTATCGTCCTTCTGCTGCACCTGGTACTCGGCATAAGCCTCTTCGATCCTGGACCGGGGACCCTCGATGGTCTCGACATACTTGGTTGATGCTGCCAGGTTTTCAGATGTGATATTTTCCTTCTCGGCCAGGAAATCTGCATGTCGCATGCTGACCGCCTCCAATGGGGTAACGTCGGGATTGGCGACATGGTCTAGCAGTGCCTTAGTGAATGCTTGCATTCTCTCGCTACAATTAGTTCGTTTTAAAAAAAAGCGCAGGCGCGGCTGCCCTTACACTGTCCGCTTCTTCCATGGGTCGATGTCCTCGAACATGCTACCAAACTGTTTCTTTAGCGGTTCGCCTGCGTTGCCGGTGACCTCATCATACTGACTCATTGGTATGTACTTCACCTCCACTTTGGGAACCGGGCACTTGTTGACCTCGCGGTAGTACCCTTGCATGATCAACACCACTCCGATAAAGAGTACAAAAACTGCGATGGCTCTCATTTGTTTAGCTTTAAACCCTTACAAACATATGACAAAAAAGAAGGGCGTTAACTAAACACCAAACTCAATTTTACGCATCCTCAACAATAGGCTCGATTGCACTGGGACCTGCCCCAGAGTTTGCGAGGCTCTCACGCATCCGGGAGATCCACTCATCGCTCTTCTCGAGCTCCGCCTTCTCAGTTGCTGTCGCGACACGAGCATTGTCAATCTTGGTCTTCTTCCGCTCCTCATACACCTGATCGCGGGTCGCCATGTTCTCGCCGTACTTCTTCATTAGTGTGTTCAGTGCGGTCTGGCTGTACTCCTGCGACGCGATGTCGTCTGGGTTCGGGCTCCAGGGGCACCAGCAGCCCACCTGTGCCACGTAGATGTTGAACTTGTCGCCCATGCGCTTGAGGACCTGTGCGCGAATCTCAGCCTCCTTGAAGGTGTCGTACGTCCCGCGCACCTTGATGCCGCGAATCGTGGTCGTGAAGTTGTTGAGCTCGTGGAACTCCTTCTCAACGTCAGCGCTCTTGGTCTCCTTGAAGAACTTGTAGTGTTCCTGCAGGTCAGAGCCGCCGTTGAACAGCTGGCTGTTGTTCTCGGTGATGGTGTCAAGCATGCCCTTCTCCTCCGGGTACTTGGCGCGAAGGTTTGTAAACAGCTCGTTCAGCTCCTTGGAGAACCCCTCAAGGTACTTCCCGAAGAAGAACACCTCCTTGTTAGCGAGAACATCCTCTGGCGAAATGAAGGATAGGCACACGTAGTTCTGGCCGCGAATCGGCTTGTCGTCCTCGAGATAGTCGCACTCGGTCACGGGAACTGTGACACCTGCATCGGTTTTGGACATGGAGAATTGGTAACTGAACACACTTGTGTGCGTTGTTCTTAAGTGCTTTTTTGCGCGCGCTTTTTTCGTTTCATAAGATAAGAGACGTGTAAAGACAAAATGGTCAAGTGCTACCACGAGATGGTAACTCGCGTTCTGAAGTACCTTATTCTGGCATTCGCAGTTGCCCTGACTGCCTCGGTCATCCCTTCTAAACAGCTTGCGTTCGAGGAGGCGCTCGTGATCGGCCTTGTTGCAGCCGTCGTATTCAGTGTCCTCGACATCATGGCTCCACCCGTGGGGGCCAAAGTGGAGACCAAAGTGGGGGCTAAAGTTTAGAGTGGTGCGCCAAGCCTCACAATTATTTTTTACGTTGTTTACACTAAAGAAGTATGTCACACTCGCTCAACAACTACATCGTTGTTGACAGCGCGGACAGGACCAATGCGCGTATATCGACCCCCTCTGACTATGTGTACAAACTCCCAACATCAATCCGTAACGCCGCGACCATCGAGATTCTCATGTTGCAACTCTACAGATCGGACACCAACATCAACAGTGGCAACTGCGGCATCTACGTGACCATCGGGAGCAATGACAACGTGCTTGCCAACATGGTACAAACTGATGTCGCTTCGGGCACTGATCTGGCAACAAGCCTTCAGACAGCCCTGCGGACTGTTGACAACTCGTTGACTGTTGTTTACAACACAACAACAAACGCTTTGACGATAACTGCTTCATCGGCATTCTCACTCCGGTTCACATCGTGCAGCACTGCGCGGCTACTCGGTCTGTACGGGGACGGCGAGCGTGGGATCGGAACAGTCTCCTCCGCTCTCGTGCTCGGTACGAGCACCATCGTGAGCACACGCGCTGTTGACATTTCAGGCGAGCCCTACATGCTGATGTACGTGAACGACTACGAGAGAAACATCGGTGCGTCGTCTGTGGTCCAGAGCTCGTTCTTGATGATCCCCCTCGAAGGCAAGGTGTGGAAACAACGCTTTGTGATCTGCAACGACGAGAAGGACAAGAAGGGGACATACTACTTAACGGGCTCCCAGGGTAAGATTGACACACTACGGATCCGCTTTCTTCGCCCAGACGGCTCCCTCTACAACTTCAACGGTAACGACCACCAGATAACTTTCAGGGTGGTGAAGAATAACTGCAAAGACTATCTCGCTTGATTAGAAAAAGTGAAGCCAAAAACCTCATCAAATGTTACAAAACAATCAAAACAAACAAAACAGACTCAAATAAAACATGGCATCGGCGCTCGAACGGTCCGGTCCGTTGGTTGGAGGCGTCGATGAGGCAGGCCGCGGCCCGCTCCTCGGGGATGTGTTTGCCGCATGCGTTGTGCTTCCCGATAAGTTCGATGACGAGGACGCTCTCGGAAAGAAGTCTCTATGCCACCAGATTAAAGACTCAAAGAAGCTGTCAGCGAAGAAGCGTGAACTGCTGAGCGAGTATATCAAGAAATTCGCCGTAACCTGGGGCATCGGACGGGCTTCACCAGACGAGATCGATAGCGTCAACATCTTGAATGCGACGTACCTTGCAATGCATCGGGCAATCGATGCCGCCTACCAAAAGAAATCGTTTGAAGACCTGCTTGTTGATGGCCCTCGGTTTAAGCCTTACACACCTCCCAGCTCCGCAGAAGACACCGATGCTGATGGGTGGCTGCCGGTGAAATGCGTCCCGGACGGCGATGCGACACACCTCTCTATCGCAGCGGCGTCGATCCTAGCCAAGGTGGCTCACGATGCATACATAAAAGAGCTGGTTGAGGACGACCCGGAGCTAAACACAAAATACGGCATTGGGTCAAACATGGGGTATGGGACCAAGGTTCATATGGATGGGCTGGTGGCACACGGAGCACACGCAATGCACCGAAAAAGCTTCGCACCTGTCAAGCGAGTCCTCCCTGCCCCGCACATGTAACTTGTGTCTCTCTAATCATCTCTCATCCCCTTCCGAATCTCCTCAAGATGCACGAACCTGTCCGGCCCATCACGTGATCGGGGCACAATATGCCACAGCTCAGCGTCCATCGTCAGTTTCAACACTTTTTTTGCCTCATCGCAGACAGCATATTTTGCGATTGCCGCATCTCGCATCACACTTTTCCGAAGCGATGCCCACATTTTTAGCTGGTCGCCAGTGAGCTTCACAAGCTTGCGTTTTGACTGCGCCTTTGCACCATCACCCAATCCGAGTTCAGTACCACTCTCTACCGTGAACGTGAAAGCGGCATCCGTATCAACCAACCGAATCTTTTCAGACTGGAAGACATGCTCGATCGTGTTGTAGGTGAAACCATTGTACTTGAACGGACACATGTGGAAGTTGGACAACACCCGCCGCCAGTTTTCGATCTTGGAGAGCGGTGCGTACTTTAACTTATCAGCAACCTCCTCGTGTGCACCCTTTCCAGGGCACACATTTGCAGACTTCGAGTAGAAGAAAAGCTTGTCGCTCATTTTCGGTGACTGTGTGCCAGTGAAAACAGTGTGTCTCATTTTTTCATATTATACATTCCATATTTTTCAATTTGATATGTAACAATAAATTGAAAAAATGAATTTGCAAAGACATTAAACACTCACTCCCCCACACTCAACAACGACCAAACCGACAACCTATCGACAACCTATCGACAACCTATCGACAACCTATCGACAACCTATCGACAACCTATCGACAACCTATCGACAACCAACCGACAACCGACAACAAGCCACAATGGTTTCCAACGAGATCAAGTATATCAACAAGCTTTCGATTCTGCTGACCAATATGGTGCTTGCCGGGCATCCGTATGGAAAGATTGCGATGTGGAACTCCAACAAGTATACGGACGCGGACCTCATAGCGCTGTTCAAGAAGATGATGGATCGGCCTGACATGGTGGCCAACCTGGAGAAGTTGTGCGACCTGCACAATGATTCGATCGACCGGCCGTACTTTGCAAGCATTATGCGTCACGAGGGGATGGACGTCGGGGGGAAATGTGGGGAAGCATTAGACACGTTCATGACTGAGATGATCTCGGTCGTGGGAGGGAGAGAGGGAGAGGGAGAGGGAGAGGGAGAGTAGAGAGGAAGATAGTAGAGGGGATATATGTAAACGAACAATAAATTGTAATAAATTGTAATAAAGGTTTTTGGGTTTACAATGTCGAAGCAAGTGTGTTCTCTTCGCACCACCCATGCCATTTTACATCTTTGGTCAAATCCTCAAAGCACCTGTCGAGATTGATTTTTTCGAAGATGGTTAACACAATGTCAACTGGGCCGTCGGCTTGCTTCACAAAACGTGTCCATGTGTGCTTGCCAAACCAATCAGCTTTTCGTTCCTGATAGTATTTACTTTGAACAAGTCTATCATTACAATCATTTTGAGAGACGATTGTCTCGAAAGAGTCATCTGCAAATATAACACGATAGATCAAACCGTGGTTCGGATAGATACCCATCAAACAATAAAAATAAGTTTTGAAAAAATTAGAGGTTTTCCCGACACATACTCGCATACTCACATACTTGGGAGTGCAGTCCATTTTAGGTCTGCGCAAATCTTGAACCAAATCTGGTCTTGGAGGTGGAGTTTTTCTCGACTCTTCAGGAGTGGGAAGTGCTTCAGATACTCATCTTTCTCGAGCAGCTGGAGCATCTTGTAGATACAAAACGAGTATGACAAGAAGTTTTTACGTTTTTGGGGACGGTGTCTCAAAAACGGAGCCTGAATCTCTTTGAACATTGAACGCAACTTCTCCTCGAGGTCTGCAGAAAAGTGGGGCGTTGGGACTCCGTTAATTCGGCTGATGATGTATGGGATGTGCTCATAAAAGCGGTTAACTTTGAGCTTCTTGAGGTACTCTCGCATCTTATTGTACGTGATCTTTGATGTGTCTGAGATTTTGTCTTTTTTGATTTCGAGAAGGATTTTGTCAAAGATCTCATCTGGAATATCGGTTGACTCCTTGCCTTGGCATTGAAGGATCCACTCGTTGAAATGATTTATTCGCTTATAACTCAAGTGGCTTGCATCCTTGGTGGGTTGGCGATATACAGGCTTGTTCTGTTCGACGAGCAGAAGCTCTTGGTACCCACATTTTGAACAGTACATGATCCCCTCGTGGTACATACACACCATCTGCTCATTACACATGGAGCATATTTCAACATTCGCCTCACCATTTGCCGCCACGCTGACTGTTTTAATGTGGACAGGGTCGACGGCTGCAAGATACATGTCGATCAGTTCACCCTTGTTGACACTAGAAACTTTAGGAGCCCTGTCATCAACACTATCTTTTTCCACCGCATTCTCACCGTCTCCACAATCGCCATCGCCAAGCGCCTCGGCGACAGTAAAAACTCCGAGAGACTCCAGAACACTGCGTGTGCCTGTTGGGATGCTCTTCTTTTTTGGTTTTAGCACTGGGAGCTTTGGGATGTCCGCGGGGACACACGCTCCCATCGACTCCTGCTTGTCGATGATTTCGTAATACTTAAAAAGGATATCTCCGGTGTTGCTGTAGTAGTCTATCTCTGCCTCACACAACTTAATTTTGTTGAGCCGCTCGGCAGTCGCCCGAAGGTTGTCTTTGAGTTTCATCAACTTTGACCATGCTGCATCGTACTCTACACACTCAGCGCGACTGTGAGACTTCATAGACTCAATTTTCGCGGTCTGTTTCACAATGTCGTTTTCGATGGTGGTTTTGTCTCTCATCATATCATCAAGTTTAGAGTGTTCCTTTGTCAAGTCGGCGATCACCTTCTTGTGTCTTGCATCCAAAGTGGCTGTGTTGCTAATGCAACCATCCGGAGTCACCACCCGTTTTTTAACTGTTCTCTCCTTGAACATATATTTCAATCATCAATCAACACCCACTCTCTTTAAGTATTCTACACTCAACTCAGCTTCGGAGAACGCAACCGGATCTTGTCCAATATGCACGACACTTCACTGTTATCGATGTCGTTTTGCAAGTTGATAATGTCTGGAATATGGTCGGGATTATCTGGAAAGTTGATATGGTACCATTGAATGATCAGGGTCAACACCCAATCCACTTTGTGGGGTGGGAATTTCTCGGGAACTGCCAATGTCCATTGGACAGCAGGGAAAGTAAGGTAACGGCCTTTGTAGAAGGATATCAACTCCCACAAGTTTTTTACGTATTGGTTGGTCTCCAACCCATTGTTTCCAAAGTTCCTGAAGATGAGTTTTGGTGTCACTGCCAGAGCTGGAATATCAGAATTTGAAAACTCCGCGACGACGTCGGATAATAGCGGTGCCAGTCTCCCCTGACTCGTGAAAATATTGGTCATGATGTATCTCCCATAGCACCCGTGTGGATAGAAGTACGTCCGGTCAATGCGATGTGTATACTCATGATATGTGATCAGGTCGTAGCGCGTCTGTGTCCCTGTGAAATCATATATAATGACGATTTCACTCGGTTGCACAGGCTTTTGTTGGAAGTAGTCACGGCTGAAGATAGGGTAACAAGCGACATGAGGCAGCCTCAGAAGGCAGCTGTCTGTACTCTTCAATGTGTTCGCATAGTTAGGATCCACAAAGTCGAAACTGACATCACGTCCAGCCAGGACAGAACTGCTTTTAACACGCTCGATGTCAGATGCGAGGGACGGGCGTTGGATGCGCATCCGGTCGAGTGTGGCCGCACCGAGAAACACTACACGTCCCACCTTCGGGACGGAGTCATTGTCATCGTTCTGAAACAAAGTGTCACGCGAAAAGGACACTGTCTTCTTTAACGCCATTTATATATTATATATATTGGTTGTAAAATGAGAGGCTCATTTTTTGATTGAACCGAATTTCGAAACTCCTAACCTTGCTTGCGGACGTGGATGACGGGCGAGTTTTTTTTGCGACCGGCTATCTTAGCCATGTCAAAGTCGTCTTCGTTGTCGTCTTCAATGTTGGTTCCGGTTCGCTTCCGCTCATCTTCAATGGCTTGCATGTCCCAAAATTCAGGGCTGCACGAGTGAAAACTCGGGTGCATGTCGGCTTTGTACCAATACACCTGCTCCTCGAGTTTGTTGGACTTTTTGTTGTTGTCAATCACAAGGCACTCGTAGTTCTCGGTCGCCTGGTCCATCACGCTGCAAAACACCTCGAAGCTGGGGAACATACCCGCGAAGCCCTCATAAAGTTTGCGACGGTTGGCGAGGTAGTTCTCGCGCATAATGAACACGTAGTCGACGTTCGTACGGAAGGACGGTGGGACACCGAGCACGTACTGAAGGCAGATGATTGCAAAGATGTGAAGGTGGCGCCCGTTCATGGCGATGTACCTCATATTCTTATCATTCACCCAGCTGTTGTCGAACAAGAAGTCATCAAGGATGATGAATGCACGAGGGTCGATGTCAGTCTTCCCATACTTCTTGATCTCCTCGTTATACTGGTTGGTGATCTTCTCTTGTCTGTTCAAAAACTTCTTAACAGTGTCGGATGTCCACTCGTCATAAATGAAAAACTTCGGGACGAACTTCTCGTAATAGTGGTTAGCCTTCTCTGTCCCCGAAATAACGATGCCAACCGGGAAGTCTTTGTGATGAAAGAGTGCGTCGGTCGCCAGCTGAGACTTACCTGTGCGCCGACGCCCCACCATCACCACCACGCTGTCGTTGGCCATCTCACGCATGTTAAACTTTTTAAGCTGGAGTTTAACCATTGATAATGTCTATGAATATTAAAAATACAAAAAATACAGCAATCTAAACTCAGCACCACAATTAAAATGGCGGGAGCCCGACCTGGACATCCTCAGGAATCTTAGTCAGATCAAACCCTCCCGCCACCTTCTCCAATAGTGCGGATGACGGCCCTTGATCAATATCACAACCACCACCAATCCCACCCCCAATTGCAGGCTTGAACCCGATTATACCTTTCCCAAAGTGTACAACAAACACTGAGACGACCAGGATACAGAAGAAGAGTGCCATGCGAGAAGCGGTGCTGGAAGGCTCGCGACACTGCGCGCGGACGTTGGCCTCGTCAATCCGAATGAGTATAAGGTAGATGATAGATGCCGCGATAACCGCAACGAGAAAATCAGGGATGTTCATCACTTGTAAACTTGAACAACGTTAAAAAAAACGTGATACCACCGCACTCCATTTGCGTCATTTGCGTCATTTGCGTAAATTAGAAGAATCGGTCATCTAGTTTCACAACCTCAACTGTCTTTGTCTGTTTGTCAATGACATCCTCTTTAATCACTGATGCAACAACAACAGCAACGGGTTCATCGACGGCACCGGGTTCAGCGACAGCAATGGATTCATCGACGGCAACGGGTTCATCGACGGCCACGGGTTCAGCAATGTAGGGGGCTTGTTCGGGAATATCTTCTTCGGCATCCGGCTCCACAACCTCATGGGGTGGTTCGGGAACATCTTCTTTGGCCTCCGGCTTAACAACCTCCGTGGGCACCGCATCAACGGCATCAAGCTCTGCAACCCCATACGATTTGTCTTCCTGTTCATCATCAGTTTCCTCATCATCATCTTCCTCATATGATTCATCAAACTCATCGCCTTGTTCATCCTCATCATCTGGTTTGTCTGATGCATCACTTTCACTATCAGACTCACTCTCCTCCTGTTCTGATTCTGGAGACTCCGGCGCCTCCGTTCCGGCATCCTGAATGGTGTACTTGATGATCTCCTCGAGTGGCAGAGAGTTTCGAAGAGTCGATGCGACCGCTTTCCGAAAAATCTCTTCGCAAGCGACAAGGGCGTTCTGGCGTTCAATGCTGCGTCCACCGTGGTACATAAGCTGTGGCACTTTCCACAGCTCCCTGGCGCACTCGATGCAACACTTGTGATAAAAATGCTCGGGAGTTGGGACAACAAGTTTAATGTTTGGCATCTTCTTCACACCATTGAGTTCGACCTTCACATACACGATGAGAGTGGCCTTCAGGAGATCAGGGAAATAGTTGCATTTGCTTTTCTCAACCGCGGATGTGTACTCCGTGTTCACCTGCTCTTTGTTCCACTTGCTCACCTCGATCAACTTCTCCTGGAACAACTCCAAAATTCCTTTGCCTCGCCCGCGGTTTGGCGAAGGAAAGTCGAGGATGTCCGTATATATCTCACGTAAACACGTTAGGATTGAAGGAACGACGACATCACAGACATGCTTTGTGTACACTCGTTTGTTGTGAACGCACATTGTCTCATTCTCTTTCGATGACATTTAATAAACCCATTCTCAAATTGTCTTTAAGTGTTTTCAACAACTAACCAAGCATATTTTGGCTTTTGGCAACAGTTTTTTCTTTGGTGGCGCGAGTGGCTTGGTGGGTGCAGGTGCAGGGGCAGGTGCAGGTGCGATGAGACTCTTTTCCACAAGCCACGATTTCGGAAGAGTCCGTATTTTTTTGGGGGCTTTGGAAGAAACAGCAACCTTCTGCACTGCTTCAACCTCAACAACATGGGTCTGGACAGGGGCACGACCAACCAATTCGCAATCGGGGATCTTGTTGATGAGCCGGTTTGCAACAGTCCAATTGTCAAGCTCAGGGAGCTCGACGTCAGATTCGAGCCATTCGATAAAGAGATCCATTGCTTTTGCTTGTGAGAGTAAGGGTGATTGCGAAAATAGGGTAACCTGTCATTTTTTGGTGTTTTTGGTGTTTTTGGTGTGTTTTGTGTGTTTTGTGTTTATTTCTCACATATCAAAAATAAAGGGATAAATGTAGCGATAAAAGTAACCCTCTTACGCCACACTTGTGAGCGATTTAGTGTACGGATTTGAGTGGAACGCAGAAAGCAGACCAGGGTCCAGGCGGGTGTCTGCACCCGTGAGCCGAGCGGCCGGCTTTGTGATGTCACAGCTGTTAGGCGACAACACAAACTGTTTGTTGGTTTTGTTGGGCATTCCGCCTGTCAGCCGAGGAGCGATGCTCTCTGACACATGACGCTTCGACTTGAGATCCACGCCGCTCTTGCTCACGGCCACCTTGGCACCGGATGGAGTGGGCATGCGTTCGGTGATCTCGATGGCTTCGCGAGTGGCATCGATAATCATGTTGTTGGCACTCTCTTCTGACATCGGACGGAAGTCTCCTGTGCTCCCGCTCACACCCATGTAGTCATGGTCGCTGATAAATTGCTTCTGGGTGGCATACACTGTGATGGGCACGTGGGTGTATGCACCAGTGCGACGCTCGGTGGCACCCCCGATGTTGCCCTCTTCACGGCTGTTCCGGCTGGTGGTCTCGCGGATTGTCCGCTTGGCAACCTCATCCGGGTTGTATACCACAGTCTTGTATTTGTGGTAGCCAACGTTACGAACTGTATCCATGAGGTCGAGGGTCTCGCGCCCGGTCTTGCGAGCGAGGTCAGGGTCGACATCTTTTGCGTAGCCACCAGGGACAGAGTTTGCGAGGTTGCCAATGACACCGTCGTGGATGGTGGTCTCCTTGATGGTTGTCCGCATGACGTAGTTCACTGGATCATACAGCGTGGCCTTCTCAGGGATCTGTGCGCCCATGGAGCCGAACGTGCGCGGATGCTCCAAGGTGTACTCGGCCTTGTTGTGGCGAAGGATGTCAGTGAAGGGTGCGATGATAGCCTTAATGATCGACGTAACGTTGTTCACTACAGTGCGGGTTTGTGTCACGTCGCGCTCATTACCGTACACGAGGATGTTGGTCTTGCCATAGTCGTCCGTGTCCCCCTTGCCGACGCGATCCGTCGACTTGGCACCACCCATATACTCAGATGCAGAGTACTCAACACGTGCCGTTGGTTTGATGATGTTGTCAGGGCGACCGGTCTCGGCAGTGAACGCACCAGTCGTGCGAAGCCACTGATCGGGGCTCTGCTCCGAGTACGTCTCTGGACGGTTCTTGTCCATCGGCGCAACAAGGCCACGCGCACTTACACGGTTTCCGGCGGGGCCCAGTGGACCTGCCTCATACTCCATCTTGGGGTTGGTCAAGACGCGGAGCTCGTCTACGGTGGGAGGCATCACAAACTCACGTGTGTCGGCCTGCTGGAAGCCACCTGTCGCAACATTTGTGTACCCATTGTTGATACCCGGCCCTACACGCACCTGATCGATTGGGAACTCATTGTTCCGGTTGAACGATGGTGCGATACGGTTGACATAAAAGTCGTTCGCGTTGGCATCCATACCACAGATGTTGGTCATGCCCTTGGTAGGTTCGAAGAAACACCCAACCTCTTTCTTGTGCTGCAAGTCGCCCCCGCTGCCTGTGTACGACTCCAATATGGACGAGTTGGCGAAAGCGTCTGTGTTCTGGCGCTGAAACCCCCCGAAGAATGGCTGCATGTTTTTATGAGTAAACTCCTCTGGCCGCATCATCTCGCCTGTGAGAGACTGGATCTGGCCGGCCGCTTGGGCCGCTTGTGGCGCCTGAAACATGCTGGCATACGCAGGGCGCGGGACAATTCCAGACTCCATTGGATTTTGAGAGGCGTCCCACATTGCCTGTCCCCGCAACTGCTCGTCATGCCGAGCTGCACGAACACCGTCTGACTCATACACACTCTTCATAGTTGGCACATCGTTCGCAATGGGTGCGCCGACACTTTCCGAACGGAACGATGATGATCCTGAGCCAGAGGCCATGTATCCGAGCCCTGATAGAGCGGTCGTTGCATAAAGTTCCATTAGTAGACTGTAAGTCCGTCCTTACGTTAATGTAATATAAAAATAAATAGTTATTAACCAATATTTTGACCTATATATTGCCCTAAAACGCGGTACATGCCTTCACGACATACTCGTGCTTGTACACGACCTCGCTCTTGCCGATCTTAACGACTTTTGGGGGGTTCAGGGTCTTCTTTTGCGCAGAGTAGCAATACTCCTTCTTGTTGGAGCCCTCGGTCGTCTCACGCAGCATAAACTTAACAGACCCTGACACCTTGTGCTCAGCGAAGATCTGGCGGGCCGCCTTGCGTGCAGCCGCACCAGGAGTGGTGCTCAGGTAACGACCACCGTCGCACTTTACCTTCTGGCACTTCTCAATCGTGAATGAGCGCTTGCCGTTCTCCATGTTTAAAAGATAGCAAACAATTTATTACATGGCACCGATGGCATGGCAGCTCTGCCACACGTTCTGACCGCCAGGGGCAACACCACTGTTTGCACCAAGGAACGGCTGCGGTGGCGAGTATTTGGCAGGGGCAGGCTCTGCCTGGGGTTGGGGCCAAGCGTTGTCCTGGGGGATCAGAGTCGGAAGGCAGGGCACGTGGTTGTCCTTGGCAACGATGCGGTAGCTCACATTGCGCTCAAACTGCTCGAGCGCATGGTCCTGGGGGTCCCAGCACAGCCACTCCCACCGGTTGTTACCCGACTCGCGCATGTTGCACGGCGGGTTGCTCAACCGTGTGGGCTCGGTCGGCCTCGCACACTCGACGCCAACCTTCCCTGCAGCAACACAGCCCTGATGCACAGTCGACTTTGACGGGTGGTACTGATCCGCAGCGCACTTTGAGGCCTTACGGGTGATGCCGTGGAGGTCGCTGTCGACGTCGATGGTGGAACCGGCTGCACAGAAACCCGGTCCCCAGTTCTGCCACCGCAGATACGGATCGAACGGCACGTCCTGAGCGCACTGCGACCCGTCATTCGCCGGGGTGCCAAGCATGTACATGCCAGGACCAATTGACGTGTGGAGTTTTTGTTCGTAAGTTGGAGTGTCGTAGTTCAGACCGACTGAGCTCATCTTAATAACTGGTAAACATTTTGTTTTTCACAAGTGGGTAGTATAATCGTGTACCCAACACGACCCGGTGAGGGTCATATCACTACAATCTGTAAAATCGGGTTCAACAAAGAAAGTTTTAATGTAAACTGCTTTATCCATCACTTTTGTGTAACACATCCCCTTGACAATGTTGTCAAAAACTTCACATATATATTCTTTAGTGTCATAAAATACTAAAGAAGATGCGTACTGCTTCATGTAGCCTTGAGCAATGAAGTAACGGTTTGTATTGTTTATTCGACCAACACAAAATGTGTGTGTGTCTGGGTGATGTTCAGCACTTAAATGTGAATGTATACAAACAATCAAAGCATTTTTTGGAGAGTCGAGAGCATCAACCAGGATTTTCCCCGAAGTAATTTGAAATCGATCTCCGTCCCTTTTCAGCTTCAGTTCTTTAACCATGAAGAGAACATGAAGACCACACGTACTACTATAGCGTTTGTAGCCTCGCAAAAATGTGGAAAGCCGTTGCGGTGTTATTGTGTTCTTCAACTCTATTTCTAAAACCATTACCAAATGACCACAAAATAATCGGAAAGTGCCCTTTGGTTTTGTGCAGTTTTCTTAAAAGTGTGGGAGAGGAACACTCTTGTACGAGATCATCTGGCATGCCGGAAGGTGCAGCATGCGTGTGTCGATTGGCGCCGTCTTATCGTTCTTGATCACACCGTCCACGGGTGTCGGCAGGTATTGGCGCGAAGGGCATTGTGATGCAAGGCGCGTCTGTCCACGAAGATCGCTCTCTAGATCCACCAGGTTACCGCGAATGTGTGAGACAGTTGGGCCGCCCACCAGGCCGAGCTGGTGTCGGCACTTGTTCTCGTTTTCAAAGGCCATTGGGTTGAGCATGTAGTCGAGGGTTGTGGTGCTCTTCTTGAGCTCTTTCGAGTACTCGCACACGTCATACGTGAGCCGATTGAAGCTCATTCTCTATATTACAATACACGCTTATTTTTTTGAATTGTGCATTAATCACATTCAATACACAGACTTGATGTTGCGGCCCTGGTTCTGGTAACCGCAGGACTCGAGGAACTCCTGGCGGCGCACAAAGTCACGAGTGGGCTCACCACCATTGATCCATGGAGGGATGATGTTCTTGGGGTTCTGCACGTCATCCTTGATGCAGTCAAGCAGAGGGGTCATCCGGTCCACGCCATCAACGTACAACGAGCGCTTGCATGCGAAGTCCACGCCGTCACGCTGCGACGACGAGTAGCCACCCTCAATCAGGCTGAGCTCCTTGTCCGAGTCCGGAAGGCCTGGCTTCAAATTGGGGCCGTTGAAGAACACCCGAGTGAACAGCTGAGTACGGCACTTGTCGCGCGTGAGCTGGGAGGGGTCATTGCGAAGGCCAGAGTACTGGTCGATCGTGCAGCTGTCGGAGAGGCCGTACCCGATGCCGGCGCGGAGGTTCACATGGTCGTACTGGAATTCGGGGGAGCGCATGGCAGTGGCGCTATTGCACGGAACTAGCTGAGAGTCGAAGAGCTCATAGCTTGAGATGGCTGCGTTCTGGCGCTCGCGGGTCTCGGTCGCGCAGCAGTCAGTGTTGTACGAGGAGTTTGCCGTGTAGATTGAATCGGGAGCACGGTGAATGCTGCTCATGGTATATCTCTATATTATAGAGCATGAAGAAAATAAATAGCAAATGGCGATTATCAACGATTATCAACGATTCAGTGGAGTGTACACGTTGTTTAAGCACTGTGTACCGTTTCCTTGCTTGCACGACGCGGCCTTGCCGTACAACCACTCGGCGAAGGCGGTCTGATCGTTCGGAATGGTAGTAACCGCCGCCGTATAGTATTGACGTTGCGATGAGCTGTTATCATAGATGTCATTCACATCGCGGAACATGCGGTCGTGAAACTTGGATGTGATTGCTGCCTGATTCTTTTTGAGGGACACATCGCACGCACGCGGACGTTCCGGGTGGTCAGCAATGTCGGTGATGAGCACGTTCATAAACGGGTTGTCAATGGTCGGCTTCGCACACAGCTTATCGTCCTCCATCTTGACGCCGTTTTCGTCCATGTAGGCCTCTCGGGCAACCTTACGCTTCTTCTCGTTCTCGTAGACAATTACAGATATCATTGCCGCCACAAGTCCGATAAATAGATACCGGTAGTCAGCCATGACAAGGGCCAACAAGACGCCAAGGTAGATGGTAAAACGCACTACAGCATTGATCTTGCCTTCGATGCCCATGTAGTGCTGAGGCAGTATGTTGAAAAAGTTGTGCTCAGTGATAAAACCTGACAGATCTTCATACCAAATAGTATCGGACATACTACCACTCTTAAAAACAAAAGATAAATAAAATACACTGCACAATTTACCCCACCCGCCTGACACCACACTACTTCTGGGTATTAGGAGGGTGACGGCGCACAGATCGTGCGCTCCGATGCTGGCGTCCACCACCTCCGCCACCTCCGCCACCTCCGCCACCTGCACCACCCATTCCACCCATTCCACCCAGGCCCATACCCTGAAGGGCACCGAGCATCTTTCCGATGTCTCCTAGGCCCCCGAGGTCTCCCATTCCGCCACCCCCTCCGCCCATCATGCCCGGTAGCTTCGTGGCAAGCGCCATGGCATCCTTCAGTAGCGACTCCTGGCTAAGCTCGCCGCTGTTCATCTTCTCGTGGATCTTGTTCCCAACAGATGCCACCAACTTTCCAAGTCCACCAGAGCTGTTTCCGAGCGCTGCAAATACAGATGCCATGTCAGGAGCCGCTTGCGTACCATCTGCACCCTCCTTCACACCCAGGCTCTCCGACAGCTCCTTCATGTCAATATCGCCCACGATCTCCGACGCTAGCTTCCCGAGCGACGTATCCTGGAGATCCTTCATAATTGAAGGGATCTCGGTGTTGGCACTTGACCGCGCTGCCGCCTGCTCCTTCGCTTGTGCCATCGCCTTGGTCTTTGCCGCCTCAAACCGAATCAGCACGGCGCGAGTCCCCTCGTCCGCGATACCGTTCAACTTCTCCTTAAACTGATCGGGCGAAAGGGTGTCGATGTTTTTGCACACATCTAGCGCCGCATCAGCTCCCTCGCCGATGCGCAAGATTGAGAACACGACCATAAACTGGTACATGACGATCGGCTCCGTGAACTGCTTAACCTCCTTGAATGACACTGCCTTGAAGAAGTCCAGCTCGTCAAAGACTGTCGATGTGAGCGAATCATCGGTGACGAGGAAGCCGTCGAGGGCACCCTTCATTGACTCAAAGAATGCGATGCTGTGCGCATCCGACAGCTTGTCGAACTTTTCATAGTGGATCTTGATTGCCCTGTAGACCTTGGCTGCGCTCTTGTCAGGGCGCGCGGCCTTTACCGCCTTCTTCACACGTTTTAACAGGGCGAGATAGTACTGGTTAAACATGAAGGATGATGCCGTCGAAGCAGCATTAGGAGCAGTCTCAGAACTCATCAAATATGGCTATGTTTAACACATCATTGTGAGTTTGCTTTAAGTGCTAATCTTCGTGTCAAGCACCACCAGGATCTGGAGGTATTTCCAGACCACGATCCGGTTCTCTTCCGAGAGGCTCTTCCAATACGACTTTAGCTTCTCGACGATCCCGATAGCGTCCTCGAACTCATGGTCGTAACTCTTGTCCAGAAAGAATCCCTCATCTTTCGCCATGATCTTTGTGGAGTATGGGCCAACGACCTTTTCATTGAAGATCGCGTGCACACACGACTTATCAGCCATGAGCAGAAGCCTCACACTCGAGAGTGCAACTTTAAAGTCCTTGTCATCGGGAAACACGGTCGAGAGGTCCTTGAGAAAGTCGATAAACTTGTCGTTGAAAACCTGCAGGTAATCCATATAGTTATATCCATGAAAAAATCAGAAATCTTTAAGTGTATGTTGGCTGCTACCGGGTCGAGAGCTGCGGCGGTGGCAGGCTATTTGTGTTGGAAAAGCGCTGTATGTCGGTTGAGCGCGCCATGAGCAGCTTGTCGATGTCTGGAAGTGACTTTTCACCCTTGGCGGACACAACGGCAGGCTCTTGAAACATGTTGGTCTGCGGACCCATCTGCCCTTGACCCCTTGGCATCCCTCCTGGCGGAACAGAGTCTGCACCCGAAATGGTGGGGATCGGTCCGCTACCGGTGAGAGATTGATTGTCCATAGTCATCTGATCGCTAAATGAGGCAAATGATGACGTCAGTGCACCGTTGGACATCGTCATGTCGAATGCAGCCGGCAGCGAACCGTTCTCATTACTACTACCACCCCCACCTCCACCCCCTCCACCACCACCCGGTCCAAGCTGTTGTTGAACCCCTCCCGTGGGTCCACCTCCATCGCCTTGCTGCAGCCCGCCACCCATGACACTCGCGCCGCCCCCCGAGAGGTATCCCGTCCTTGGGGCAATCAGGGTGTCAAACACCACTTTCCCAAAGATGAATGTGTGGTTCCCGTTACCATCAGGGTCCAGCAGCATGAGCGCAGGAACACTGTCTATTTTTGTGATGAGCGGGGACCCCTTTGCCCGCAAGGTGTCAACAGAAAGCAGCTTCACCTTCTTGTCAACGTCCCGCCTCTTCACCTCCTCGAGGAGTGTCCTGCAGTAAGGGCATAGATCGCTAAATATGAGGATCATTTATACCATCTTAACGTTTATTTTGGACAATTTTAAACGAAAGCCAAACGAAAGCCGGTGTGGGCAAAAAGTGAAATGTATTTAAATCTCTCTATTTTAGATAACAACACAACCAGCGTACAAGAATGTTTCGCAATCTATCGTTTGACGATGTCACGAACCGCACGTCCTTTGAGATTCACGACATCGATCAATCGATAGTCAACGGCCTTCGTCGGGTTGTCCTGAGTGAGCTCCCAGTTCTCGGCTTTCAGGGGGAGCCGATGGACGAGGCAACGATCACGATCCACAAAAACAACGGACCGCTTCACAACGACTTCATGACGCACCGTATCGGCCTTCTCCCGATCCATTTCACAAGCGCGGAGATTGAGAGCGACGCGGGGGCGCTCCAGATGGTATTCAATCTGCACGTCAAGAACACGTCGGATAGCACTGTTAACGTAACGACGCACGACTTTACCATCGATGGACGCGACAAGTCCGAGGTGTACCGACTCTTCCCTGCAAACAAGATCACAAAGATGCCTGTGCTGCTGACGCGGCTTCGGAAAGGCGAAGAGCTGGACTTTACTGCACGGGTGGTGAAGAGTATCGGACAGGTACACGCCTCGTTCTCACCGGTGTCGATCTGTACGATGAGCTTCATCCAAGACCCAAAGCTGGCGGCTGCTGCCACCAACATGCTCGACAAGGAGCGCGCATACCTCCGGAACAAGTTCGGCGATCCGACGGCGTTCAACTTTGCGCTCGAGACTGAAACTGGTCTGTCTGTCAAGTATATCTTTGGAAAGGCAATCAATGTGCTGTCAGACAAACTAGACATGGTCGCAACGGAGATCAAGAACGCCGATAGCACGAAGGTGACGATGAAAGAGCTGACAACAGCTGTCGATGCAACCGGCGCGACCAATGTGGTCGGTGTCGAGTTCACCTTCAACAACGAGGATGACACACTCGGTAACATCCTGCAGTCGCTCATTCACGTGCACAACGTGCGAAAAGGGGATGAGTCGGCGATCTCGTATGTCGGCTACCTGTGCCCCCATCCCCTTGAGCCGCGCATGCTGCTCACAATCCGCAGCGGCAAGTTGGCGACAGTGAACGACTACATCACATTCCTCAGCGGGGAGTGCGCACGGATCCAAGAGATCCTAGATGGGGTCAAGAGCGAGTGGGATATCTTTGCGTGAAATAAATAGAACAATAATATAAGTGGTGGATATAAGTGAGATGGATTCTGAGGTGACTCAAGTGACTCAAGTGCCTGATATCACTGTGCGGCACCTGATAACCATTGATGAGATGCTGGCAAACAACCCGACCTTTTTAGCGTTCACGGAAAAGGAGATTGCCTCCCTGCTCACAACGTTGCTGAATGTTAACTCAACAGACGCGTGTGATTTTGAGGATGACAAACTGTTGCGTCAGAAAACTGCCGGGCTTGTTAAACTCCACAGCGCCGTATTGAACCAGAAAAAGGGCGTGTTGCCCACCAATATTCTACCGTTTGTTGAGGCTACCGTCAAACATACAGACAATACATTTGTAACATCACTATCCAGCACGCTGACGATCGCGGATTACGAAGCCCGTCAAAAAGCACAGGGTGAGCTGGCTTTTCCGTATGATGTCGAGTCATCAGTGGGTCCTGCAACAGCGCCGGTTCCCAAGCCGACTGATTTTGTGATGTCACTCGACGAGGATGAGGTGCAGATTGGAGTCATCACCGAGTTTGACAAAAATGACCTCCCAATCAGCGGATTTGTTACGATGAACAAATATGAGAGTTACGAAAATGACTACTTGCGTGAAAGAGTCCAAGGCTCTTCCCGAATGTGGAAGCAGCCGAAGATCGAGCGGGTCGTGAAGAGTTCAGATTTCAAAGCATGCATTCTTCCATTCAACGAGGTTTTGGACACAATCACCGAGCTCCCGACGATCCACCATCTGGACAAGTTGCTGTCCCTCTACACACTGACAGCCGAGCAGGTGACATCGCTTGTCGAGAAGCTCGAGAAAATTGCCGAACTCACGTCTTCGACATCGGCCACGGAGGAGACCAATCCGACCAAACAGTCAAAACAGTCCAAGCCGGCCGACCACTCAAAGTCGGGGTTCGAGGCTAACCGGCAAGCTGCGCTTCTCACGAGGCTAAAGGACCGAATGACGCTCCAATTCGCAAGCGTTGAGGCGAAGGCCAAGCTGGATGCAAAGTCGAAGGCTTTGACCGATATGATCAACAGTATGCCGCCTGTCTTTGGAACCGTCTCAGATTCAGGGATGTTCAATGACCTCGTTGCGGCATTTGACGCAAATCAGTCAACCCTCATTGAGCAGCTCAAGATGGCAAGAGAAAAGGAGAAGCACGGACTGGTTGTTGATTTTGTTAGATCCATGGTTGCCCTCCTCCAGAAAGATACGTTTGGGGAATCAGACAACATCACAACAAAGTTTGATAACACCTTCAGGCGCACACTCATGGCCAAAGACGCGTTTGCTGTGGAGAGCAACCCAAGACAGTTTGTAGACACTTACAACGAAGTTGCCGATGTCCGTAAGGGCAGCGACGATTCCAAGTACATGGGGGACATGAACGATGACAACACCTACCAGGTTGACACGCTCTACAAGATGTCTATGCCTTCAAGTGCGCAGACAGTTGGTTCCACCATCACAGCCCCTGTCCTCTCTGCTCCCGGCAGCGACAAAAGCGACCAGCTCTCCAAGTACATCACAACCACCACAACCACCGACATTCCCGAAGGCGTCCGGGAGGTCCTCGTCCCAGTCGTGATCATGTTGGAGCAGATTCTGAGCGCATCGGGTCTCCCCATTGTGATGGACGAGATTCTTACGACGCTCTCGCAAATGACCCCTGTCATGTCGAGGGCGGCGACCATTAAGAGTGTATTGGCGGATGCAAACCTCGATGACATCGACATCAATATTGTCCGTGCACTTGTAACGTTTATCTCAACATCCGCATCGACGCCGTCGGCCGCCCTCGAGGCAGCGATGAACATGTATGCCAACATTCCTGAGGAGTTTGGATCTGCCTTTGCAAGCGCCAACTCGGCATTCAAGAAGAGTGTGAAGCAGGCGTTGTTACGTGCCATTGCGCTGTGGACCATGCAGATCCAAACAGCCAGTCTGAACGGTCAGAACGTGTTGGAGCTCTCACAAGGGATGGTGTCGTGCATCCAGTTTTGGGCACCTTACGGACCCCCGCTCGCAAGTGCGGAGCAAGGCGCGATGGTGTATCTGTGTGCCATCGCATCCGAGCTCTCAGCGTCAAGCCCTCCGACATCTGTATGGAAAACCTCGTTGAGCCAGGGCTCCTCGATGGGCCGTGCTGAGATCATGAGTGGCGTGCTAGCTCTACTGAAAGACGGCGGTGACTTTGCGGAGAGTGCCGACATGTTGAAGACCGCTTTCGACGCTGTCGAAAAGGGTGATAAGAAGATTGCGATTGACTTGATGGCACAGAAGGACCTTGACCAAGTCATGATGGTCGCCCCTGCGTTGAGAAACCCAACAAGTGTGCTCGCAAAGTACCACAACGTGTTGTTGATGCTCCCGCGAGTCTACAGGAAGGACAAAAGTGCACTTATGTACCCGGGTTGCTGCGTTCAGAAGGTTGGAACCATGTATGCGCCCGATAAAGACATCGTGAACTATGCAAACGAGTTCAATGCGCACAAGCTGATGCAGCTTCCAGAAGCTAAACAGTGGTTGAAGAGCAACCTCAAAGGCGCTTACAAGTTTGATCGTTTTCGGCTTACGTTTATTGAAAAGCCCTTCGACAACTCCAAGCCCCATGCGAGCCATGCGCCGGGTGTGAGCACTCCTGATAAAGTGAAAGGGTCCCCTGATGGCATCGCCACCCTCAAACACAAGGATTGGCTGATGAATTCGGGGATTAAGCTTTTGTCAAACGATGAGAAGGCAGATATCATCAAAAACTCCACACAGGCGAAGGGCAAAGCAGAGAAGCGATTTGACGAGCTGTTCAAAGCTGCAAACCTTAGCCAGAACGCCATCCGAGATATCAAGGAGTACCTTGTCAACGAAGCGACCAGCGACGATCTTGAGGCCGTAATCCGGATGGTACCCGTCGAGTTGGCAAAGATCCGGTTCTCAACCTATGATAAAGTAGAACTCAGTCAGGAGGAGAGAGACCGCTTGGGAACATGGGTCTCAAATATCAACGAACTCGTGAAACACCTCCGGCACTCCAGCACAAAGACCGAGGAGGTTTCTCGCCAGTTTGTGAAGAGCGTACTCATGGTGTTATGCGCGAACGTCCTCGCGCTCCCATTGTCTGGAAAGGCCAGCGGCACCAAAGCCGCCTTCGAGACAATGGTCGTTTCGGCGCTTGCGTCCAAGCTTGCCAAACAGGTGTTGTCGCGTCGCAAGATGTCGCATGAGGACATTGCCAAAATCAAGGCTCACCGTCGTGAAGAGTACAAGAACACGTTGATCAAGAGATCCGAGCGTCTCTCTGACGAACAGAGAAAACTGATGAAGGTGTTCAAGGATCTAAAGCTCCCCGGCTTCCATGATGAGGATGGCGGAGATGGGGGTGATGGGGGTGATGTGGGCGCCGAAAACGCAACACTCATTCCGTCTGCCGCAGACACGGCAAATGAGATGCAGATTGCGATGGCCGAAGAAGACACGCAAACCAACCAAAACAACCAATCTAAAAACAAATCACATACCGAAGATGATGTCGAGCCAGGGCCGGTTGAAGGTGTTGGTGACAACGACGGGTATGGTTATGGCATTGGCGAGAATGACGATGACGATGGTGAGGAGCTACAAGGTTGATCGCACACCATAACTGCTATAGCCCATAACAGCATCTTGTGTAAGGAGCCCTGGCTCGTAACCATTAACATCTCCTAGAAGGATCTTATCTGCAAATACTGATCCAACAATGTCTATTTTTTCAAAGAGAACTTCAATTGGGACTCCGCTCTTAAAGCGCACACCGGCCACCACGACCACATGTTTGCCCTCAAATGCACCCAGCCTGTAAAGAAGCACTTCAAACTTAATTTGCAACACATCTGTGTCACCATTGTCACCATTGTCACCATTGTCCCCACTAACACTAGCACCCATGCCAACCAAGCCTTCTTTCACGACAGACAAGCTCTCACTCGAGCCAGTAATTGCAAAGAGCTTTTCGTTTGACACAAGTTTCGACCGAAACACGCTCATTGCAAACTCAAAGGCTTTTTGAGCATCCGCATCGGGACTCTGCCATGCGATGGCATCTAAATGGAGAGCCACATCTTGAGGAACGGTAAACATGGATAACAGTGCGTTCTTCATATCATTGTTTGACTTTTCATAGTAGTACACATTGCTGTTAGACAATTTGATTTCAACTGGGATGCTTTTATTTTCTATCAAAAACTGTTCTTGTGAATTGCACATAAAGTACCAACCCATAATCAGGCTGCTGATCATAAATATGAGAATGATGGGGAAGAAGAGCGAAGCATAACTTTGTGTTCGCATTGTCGCCGTATCACGGTGTCGCGGTATCACGCTAAAAGTACAACCTGTTTTTATTTGTTTGGAAAAACCCAACCACTGCACTCTGTCGCCGGCACATCATCTCCTGCATCTATGTCCTTGCAAAAGGGCGCATTCGTGCCAACGCCGTCAAACTTTGTAAAGCCTAGTCTCTTTACACCCACAGGAAACTCGCACGACCCAGATGAGCACCCGCCACGATTTTGAACTGGATCAAAGAATGCGCACTCCTCGTTCTTCGTGCACGGTTTGTCCCACACTGTGGTCATACGCTTTGGGTTGCCTCGATAGTCGTACGGTGATTGACACGCCTGCTTATTGTGGATGTCACTGTCCCCGATGCAGGTGTACCCATCGTCCATCATGTCGTTCGGAAGGGGCATGAATCCTGCAAATGTTTCTACAATGGAGCCACTCAACACGTTTGATGGAGGGACACTCACACGCATCTGTCGCAATGTCAAAATGGTTGTGAATTTATTTTTTGATGACACGTTTCCTGTGTTTTTGAAAAAGTCCATCAACGAAACCTGCTTCGAACTGATGTTGGGGTAAAAGTGCTTTACTCGATCGACATCGATGCTCTTAAACCCGATCACCGATATGTTGAGTTCAGATGCCAATACGGTGTGAAACGGAGATCCGGGCACAATGTATGCATAAACGATGTCATACTTGGAATCGAGGACGGATGCGATGCTGTTGAAGAGCCACTCGTTGGCTGGGACGAACGATTTGGAGACCGCTGTCGGGGGAAGACGGTACCCTTTAACGATTGCGTCAAATAGGAGCTCCTCTGACCTATCGATCAGACCCACTCGCCGATTCACGATGTCCAATGCGCACACTGGGGATCTCGGGCTCCCTGACGTGATAGCGACAAAGTACCCTTCGCGAAGTCTCTCTATTTTGTTTACACCACCTACACCCCCTACACCCCACACAGGTGCAATGTACGTTGAGTAGTCGGCAGGGTCCACAATGAGAGAGACAGATGAGACAGATGAGACAGATGAGACAGATGAGACAGATGAGACAGATGAGACGGGTTGGTTGGGAATGGGAGTAGGCACGCGTAAACGCTTCTTTGGATCAGACAGTAGTGATCCCCACATTGAAGGGTCTAAAGCCTCTATGTTAGGTACTGTATTCGCATGATTCAGTATATTTGTGGAGTATGTCTGATTCATCATATTCATCATTAAAATGGATTAGAGGTAAAAAATATCTCACATAAGATCAATGATAACGCTAACCATTGCCCGTTGGCTGATTGCGCTAATCCTGTACGGCGCTGTGATTGCTCTCATCGTTCACTTCAAGCCTGCAATGATGTTTGACGCCGAGGGCAAGGTGAAAAAGTGGGGTGTGTGTACGGATGGCGGTTACAGTGTGCTGTCTCCTCAGATTCTGTTTCCACTGATCGCGATCTTGTGCTACTTCGTTGTAGTCCTCATCGAGCTCATCTATATTTAAGCTTTCTATCTTTTAGTTTTCTAACGTAAACGTTGTTGTTAATGTTACATGGGAATTTTCGACAGACCCGAGACATCGAAACATGGCTCGTCGATTGCTGCGCAACATCGACGCTTTTCGTTGCAGGGCCGACAAGTTGCGGGAAGACCACAGCGGTGAAGGAGCTCGTTTCCCAATGTACATCATACGACGTGTTCTGGCTCACCCACGATATGTGCGATGTTGGGAATGGCAAAGAGGTTGTAGACATCTTGACGAAGGCATCGAGGTGTGCACTGCTGGAGTCATTCGCAAACTGTGGCAGTGATCGCAAAAACAGGCAAAAGCTAATCGTTATTGACGAGTTAGAGATGTTTATCAACATTGATCGAACTGCAATGGGTCTACTGACAGAGTATATCACAAAAACAGAGAAGGCGCGTGGGAGCACCACGAGATTTATCGTCATTTGCAACAAGGCATTTGAGAAAAAGACCAATGAGTTGAAAAACGCGACATCCACTTACGTTGTACAGTTTGACCCCCCGAAAGTGGTGGACATCTTGCTGCTGCTCGAGGATGTGTACCCACAGTGCAGTTCAGACAAGCTTCATGAGATCGCCAAAAACGCAGATGGCATGTTTGACAAGGCGTTTACGATGGCAGACATGGAGGTTGATATTCATGTGGACCTGGACCTTGATGTTGACAAAAACCTTTTTAAACCGCCAACAGCATCGAAACAAGCGACCACAAACACAAGGTGTGACGACTTCACATCTGAGGTTGAAGATCTGTTTCGTACAGACCCATGTGTAACTCGCGACCAGGCACGTGCCGTCTTCTCAGCGGATCCCTGGATGAACCCTCTCAGGTTTCATGAGAACTTGCCCCGTGAACTTGCGTCACGCAAGGGTCTACGAAGCGCAAAAGAGCAAGTGTACGCTACAACTCTTCAAACTCTGCTGGAGTGGGACATTTTGATGTCGCGTGGAAGCGGCGATGACGACTCGGGTGCATACTCAATCCCGTATGCTGTTGAACATATCGCAGGCTCGGCGTGCCACACGCTCTCCACACTTCAGAGAAGCAAGACAACGAACCCAGCCGACCTTCAACAGTTCACGAAGATGCTCAGCCGACTATCTCTCCAAAAGAAGCATTCCAGACAGATGCTTCAAATGCACAAGACCGTCGGACAAGGTATGCCTTGGCACAGCGTCTCGTTCATTGTTACTGATGTCATGGAAGCGTCAATAACATCTCAAAAGCGAAAAACAGGTACGAAGGCAGCAACCAATGTCAAAGTGAACACAAGCTCGACCAATGCGACCAATGCGACCAATGCGACCAATGCGACCAATGCGACCAATGCGACCAATGCTACCAACACGACCAAGTGCGAATAATGTGAATCTCGAGCGCGAAGAATGTGAATACCGTCTAAAAAATAAATCCAATATATAGATAACAGACGATGGACGGCAAAGATCGGTTCAATGAGTTCAACAACACATCGGATGAGTTTAACGAGCCTGCCGCATCGGAAAGCAGGGGGGATGAGCCTGCTCCACCGGTGTCACCCCCTCGGGTCCCTGAACCCGTGATTTCTGAGCCTGTATCCGCAAATCAGCCAGAGCCCCCTTCGACGATCTCAAAGGCTGCATCGTCGGTGTCCAACACCATCAGCAACGCGTCCGAGGGCCTGACGAACTTCTTCGGAAGTGTCAGCGCCAGCTCCGTGTTTGTAGGTGCCGTGATCGCTGCGATTGTCGCATTGGTTGTCGCTTACATCCTGTATCGCATTATCACCGGGACGGTGTCAAACCGCAAGGGCGCCACCATCCCCGAGACCAAGGTGCCCATCATGGCCACCACCTATATGCAGGGCAACGGTAGCGTCATCCCCGCGGCCGGAAACGGCAAGCGCATGAGCATCAACTTCTGGATCTATATCCACGACATTGACAAGTACAAGGGGCTCTACCGCCACGTGTTCCACCGCGGTGACAAGAAGATTGACGGTGCTTCCCCGACCGTGTTCCTCGACAAGGACCTGAACAAGCTGTACGTCCGTTTCGAGTCCACGCTCGCCAACACCAACAACAAGCCGATCTCGTCCATGTCAAAGCCGTACTCCACCGACGCAACGGGTGCAGCCCAAACGGCCTTCAACACCAGCAAGACGGACTACTTCAAGTCGAGCTCAGCGACAGACGCCGACAAGATCAAGGCTGACCTGCTCACCCGCGGTATCGCGATCGACTACATCCCCCTGCAGCGGTGGGTGTTTGTCTCGGTGGTTGTGAACGAGGAGGTGCAGAAGGGGACCATCTCGGCTTACATCGATGGCGAGCTGGTGAAGACGGTCACATCCGACCAGTATGTCCAGCTCTCGGGCAACAAGAGCGTCGCCGGTGCGACCGCAACCCCTGTCACGAACGAGAAGTTCTTCAACAACTTCCAGAACCTCATGCTCGACAAGGGCGGCGACGTGTGGGTGGGCGGCAACGAGATCGACGCCACGATTGGCCCTGGCTTCGCAGGACTCGTCTCAAGCATCTCCTTCTTCAACTACGATATGAACGCGAAGGACATTTACGACGTGTACGTGAAGGGTCCGATTGACAACATTCTTGCCAAGATGGGTCTCCCGGCGTACGGTGTGCGTTCCCCAGTGTACCGCATCGGCTAAATAGTAGATGCGATTTCCAGCAATTCGGCAGCTTACCACAATATACTCCAGGTGTTTGGGTGTTTATGATTAGGATTATTTTGTTTATTCTCGTATTGTAATATAAGAATGCTCGGTGAGATCGTGCAGGTTGTTATTGCACTCCTTCTGGTGCTCGCCATGTTTGTACTCGGGTTTTCAATCTACAACATGGAGCTCGTGCGGTCTATCCAGAATGCCAACAAGCAGAAAAAGTCTGTGATGGTGTTCTCGGGTGTGAAGGACCTGTATGGGAGCAAGGACTCGTTCTTTGACACGAGCAATGCATCAATGGGAAACTACCGTGAGATCCCGGTTTCCGTCAACCAGCGTGGCGGTGCGGAGTTCACCTACAACTTTTGGGTGTGGAAGGACAACGCACTTGGTGCGACGGCCGACTACACTGACACAAAAAGCGGCGTCCAGGTGGTCGACTCCGGCCTCACGACCAAAGACTACATTCTGTTTATGAAGGGCAGCAAAACTGCCACCAACTTCAAGAACATATGCAAGGTTGACACCAACACCACCGCCACTGCCGAGTACAAGAAGGATGTCCTTGTCAAGTGCCCTTTGGTTAAGTTTGAGGAGGGTCTCGATGTGTTGACAGTCGAGTTCAACACGGTGCAGGCCCCCGATGCCGTTCAGGAGAGCGCAGAGGATATGTGCTCCAACCAGACGCTGTCATGGTCTCAGATGAAGGGCCACAAGCTGTCAATCAAGGGCTTCCATGACGAAGCGTACAACCAGAAGTGGACGATGGTCACCGTTGTCATTCAGGATACGTTTCCGACTGACCCACTCCCTGGGCGTAACAAGGTGCGCTGCCGCATCTACGTCAACGGCGTCCTCACCCTCGACCACTACACCGATACGTCGATCAAGAACCCTGTTGGGTACAGCGTGCTCAAGCAAAACGTTGGTAACCTGTTCATCATGCCCAGTGTGGCAATCACATCAACCACGACATCAGCCCAACCCTCAGCACTCGAGCAGCTGTTGATGGCCGACCTGGAGTATGTCAACTATGCATTGACCGCTGACGAGATCAAGGGCCGTTATGCAAACAAGTTTAGCAGAACCTCTGCCAACAACGACATCGATGTGACGAAGACCCAGTTCTCCAACTACTCCCCTGCTTACAACAGCAAGATCAAGGGGTCTGTTGACCTGCTAACCAGCTTTTAAGCGGCGGACAGGCCACCTGCGGTGGAGTTTTGAATATGATTATCTATCGATTTACTAACGGATAGTCTGACAGATGGCTGGTGGAGTTATGCAACTTTTGGCGTATGGGGCCGCAAGTGAGTATCTCATGGGCAACCCGGACTTCAGCTATTTCAGGCTTGTGTACCGTCGACACACAAACTTCAGTATGGAGAGCATCTCTCTTGCCTTCAACACCAAGCCAGTACTCGACTATCAGACTACTGGGACGTTTGTGTGCAATGTGGGCCGAAACGCCGATCTAGTCAAGGAGATGTACTTTTCTTTCCAGCTGCCAAACATCTACTCGAACGACACGCACCGCTTCCAGTGGATCCGGGATCTCGGGAACGTTGTGATTGAGAAGACATGGGTTTCCGTCGACTCTGTAAAAATAGACGTGCAATACGGCCTGTGGATGGACATTTGGAACGAGCTGACAATTGATGCAAGCAAACGGTCAACGTACGACCGCATGATTGGCAATGTCGAAGAGTTCACGAGCCCGAAGGCCGTATCGGACATTGCGATCATCACTAACAACAGCCTTACATACAGCTACTACCCCGTCGGTACAGAGGACTCGCCATCGATCCCAGGCAGGCGGTTCTTCATTCCACTCAACTTCTGGTTCACGAGAAACACAGGACTTGCGTTGCCATTGATCGCCCTCCAGTACCAAAAGGTGACCGTCACGATGCAGCTCCGACCCATCCAAGAGCTATACCAGATTTTTGACAGAACCCTCGCAAAGTATGTCAGTCCAACGCTATTTATGCAGCGCCACTCGGCTCCGGACGACGCACTCGTCATGGAAGACCCAGTGTACGGCGGTGATGTGTCAATCAGTCGATTTTTGGCCCCGCCTTCACAAACTGTTGAGACCAAGCGGACCATCGACATCGACGCATACGTAGAGGCAAACTATATCTACCTTGATACCGACGAGCGTCGCCTGTTGGCAAAGCAAGGTCAGATCGACTACTTAGTCGAGCAGGTGTATCAAACAACACGAGGAGGTGTGAAGGGGAGCCACACACTGGATCTCACACTGCACAACCCAACAAAAGAGCTGATATGGGTTACACAGCGGTCAGATGCCTCTGCCTACAACGACTGGATCAACTATACGAACCGGCACCCATACAATCGTAACTTTCCCATCTTGAAGAGCGCGAAGATCATGTTCAATGGTATGGATAGAATCGAAGAGAAGACAGGGGCTTACTTCAACCTATT